CCGGACTGTGCAGTATCTGAAGACGTAACTCAAGTATCACTACGGTGGCTTAGAGTAGGCGCACCAATATACATGAATCATCAAGGGCGACAAGTCCGGTGTACAATTGAAGACTACTATCAAGTAAGGAGTTAACTATGCCAATGGTAAACGGAAAAAAGTACGCATACACTACCGAAGGTAAGAAAAAAGCCGCAGCAGCACGTAAGAAAAAAGCAGCTTCTAAAAAGAAAACTACGGTACGGAGTTACAAGTAATGCCTAAAAAAGGTCTTTACGCAAACATACAAGCTAAGCGTAAGCGCATAAAAGCAGGTTCTGGTGAACGTATGCGTAAACCAGGAACTAAAGGTGCGCCTACAGCAAAAGCGTTTAAACAAGCAGCTAAAACAGCTAAGAAGACTACTAAAAAAGCATAGGAGCCTATGTGAGTTACGAAACTAAAGTAAAGCAAGCTTTAGATATATGTTTAAACAAAAACTACTTCAAAGGGAACGACAAAGAAACAGCCATAGTAATGTACTCAGGTGGTATGGACAGTGTGTCATTACTATGGAATCTTTTGGAGCATACAGAACAAGACATACACGTACACTCAATACACATTGATAACTCTGAAGGCCGTGTTAAAGCAGAAGCAAAAGCCATAGAGAACACAATCAACTACATGAGGAATAACCAAAGACCCTTTGAGTTTTCTTCTTCAGTGTACTCTTGGAAAGCTAAGTATCCAGGTGGTAAGGACATGGTGCTTGCACTCTTCCAAGCTATGAGGACTGCTTCTGGTTTAGGTAAAGCTTTTAACATTGTTTATACAGGTGACTACAACATAGGCAGAGACGAAGGTGCTGAAGCACAAGGTGTGTTAAATGCGCTTTGTACCACACGTCGTGTTAAGCCTATTTGGTTAGCACCTTTTGAACACATGACGTACAACTCTGTAGAACGTAGTAAAGGTATCTACTTAAGTATGCCTGAAGAGCTACGTGAGATGTACTGGTCCTGTAGGCATCCTACTGATTCTTTAGGTAATTTTATTGTGTGTGGTGAGTGTCACGCATGTGAGCGACAAAAAGCAATGCAAGAAAGTCTAAAAAAGACTTGACAAACGACTAAAAATATGCTATACTATAACTATAGTTAAACATTAGAGGAAACTATGACTCCTGAGCTTGAAACTTATTTTAATAATTATAACGAACTCTTTAACCACGAAGGTTTCAAACAACTCATTCAAGAACTTTCTACTAACGCTACTCAGCTTGCTGATATTCAAACAGTAAAAGATATAGAAGATCTACATTATCGTAAAGGACAAGTAGCTGCCTTTGCAACTATTATTAATTTACAAAACACTATTACTGCTGCTAGAGAACAAGCTGAAGCAGAAGAAGAAGAACCTTTAGATGTTTAAGGTATATGACTTCCGTTGCACTAACGGACATGTCTTTGAAGAATTCGTAGAGCCTACCGTCACAACTAGTAGGTGTGGTTGTGGCGCTAACGCTAAACGGATGGTTTCTGCCCCATCTTTCCACCTTGACGGTGCTTCTGGAGACTTTCCAGGTCAGCACATGAAATGGGTTAGGGAACATGAAAAAGCAGGCCGTAATAAAAAACAGGACGCCTAACGGCTAACCCTTCCTACATTAATCTCCATAACCATAATAAAAGGCGGAGCAGTTTAATATGTCAAGAGCGACACTAATTGACGAGCGTATTGAAGACGACTCAACAACTACTGATCTTGAAACTCAAGCATTTGATGAGCCAACTCAAGAAAAACCTGAACCGAAAGCTAAACCTCAAGAAGAAGAAGACTTACCTGATAAGTACCAAGGAAAGTCAGTACAAGAAATTGTACAGATGCACCAAGAAGCTGAAAAGATGCTTGGTCGTCAGTCTTCCGAAGTTGGCGAGTTACGTAAGGTAGTAGACGACTTCATTCATACACAACTCGAACAAAAAAACACACCTGTTCAACAGCCCGTTGACGAAGATGACGACATTGATTTCTTTACTGATCCAAAATCAGCCGTTAGTAAAGCTATTGAGAATCATCCTAAGATTAAAGAAGCGCAGGAATACACTACTCAGTACAAAAAGCAAACCGCACTTGCACAACTACAGTCAGAACATCCTGACATGCAAGATATACTAGGTGACGCTAAATTCGCTGAGTGGATCAAAGCTTCTAAATATAGGACTCAGATGTTTGTAGCAGCAGACCAGGAATATGACTATGACGCTGCTAACGAGTTGTTTAGTCTTTGGAAAGAGCGTAACCAGATGGTTAAGCAGACAGCCAAAGTAGAAAGAACAGCACGTAAACAATCTCTCAAAGCTGCAACTACCGGAACTGCCAGAGGAACAGCAGAGCGGTCTCGTAAGAAGACTTATCGTCGGGCTGACATAATTAAACTTATGCGAACCGACCCTGAACGCTATCAGTCTATGTCAGACGAAATATTTAAAGCGTACCAAGAGGGTCGAGTTAAGTAGCCTAAATATCAAGGAGATTTATCATGGCTAACGAAACCTCTGGAACTTATTTTACAGCGAATGCTGTAGTTGACAAAACTGCTGCTGGTACTTTCATCCCAGAAATCTGGAGTGACGAAGTAATTGCAGCTTACCAAAAGAACCTCAAGCTTGCACCTCTTGTAAAGCGTATCCAAATGTCTGGTAAGAAGGGTGATGTAATCCACATTCCTAAGCCAACACGCGGAACTGCCTCTGCAAAAGCTGAAGCTACTGCGGTAACAATCCAAGCAAACCTAGAGTCAGAACTGCAGATTGCTGTTGACCGTCACTTCGAGTACTCACGTCTTATCGAAGACATCGTCGAAGTACAGGCGCTTAACAGCCTACGTCAGTTCTACACTGAAGACGCCGGCTACCAGCTTGCTCTTAAGGTAGACACTGACTTGCACTCAGCAGGTACTGGCTTTGGTAATGGTGGTTCAATCGTGTACTCTGGTTCAGTAGCTCCTACTGACTATCAACACACTGGTTGTTTCTTTAATGACAACGGCACAACTACTCAGTACACTGACGACACGCTTGTTTCTGGTGACGACTTTACTGACGCGTTCTTCCGTGACATGATTCAGAAGATGGATGACAATGACGTTCCTATGGAAAATCGTGTACTTGTTATCCCACCTGCGACTCGTAATGCTATCATGGGCATTGATCGCTATGTGTCTTCTGACTTCGTAAGCGGTCAGTCAGTTAATAGCGGCCTCATTGGTAACCTGTACGGTGTAGACATTTACGTGTCTTCTAACTGTGCAACTATCGAAGCTGCTGGTGACAACACTGCAGGAACCGTTGATACACGTGCTGCGCTTCTCTTCCACAAAGACGCAATCGTCATGGCAGAGCAGATGGCTGTACGTTCACAAACCCAGTACAAGCAGGAGTACCTCTCAACTCTGTACACTGCTGACACTTTGTACGGTGTTCAGGTATATCGTCCTGAAGCTGGTTTCGTTCTCGCAGTACCTTCTGCATAAGAACGACAAGAGGGGTCAGCAATGGCCCCTTTTTAAGCAGTTCAAGAGGGAAAGGCACTGCACTGCTTAGTACCTCTTATTTCTCGTGCAGGAGAAAGTATGAAAACATGTAGTGCATGTGAGGTGCAAAAACCTTACGAAGAATTCCATAAAAACTCATACGCTAAAGACGGTTTACAAACACGGTGTATAGAGTGCAGAAGAAAGCTCGAAACAACAAAAGATTATCGTGCTATCTACATTAATGACAACAAATGGCGTTTAAAACAACTTTACCACGCAGCTAAAGCAAGAGCTAAACGTAAAAATTTAGATTTTAATTTAACTGTAGAAGACGTGCTAGAGATGTATCCAAAGGAAGGTTTCTGTCCTGTTTTCGGTTTTAAGTTTGAATGGGGAACTCGTAAAGACAGAGACAAAAGTCCTTCTATAGATAGGATAGACAGTACAAAAGGATATGTTAAAGGTAACTGTCAGATTATCTCATGGAAAGCAAACAGAATTAAATGCAACTTTACATTAGAAGATCTACAGACAGTTGTGGACTTCTTAGGAGGATAGCCCCATTAGCAATTACACTAAGACTACAGACTTTGAAGCGAAGGACTCGTTACCTACAGGCGACTCAGGAAAGATTATCCGTGGCGCTGAATTTGAAACAGAGTTCGACGCAATCTCCACAGCTATTGCAACCAAAGCTGACACAGCAGGGCCTACGTTTACCGGAACCCTGACCTTTGAAACTATTTCTGACGGAACCATTGGCGTTACTGCGTTCGTTGACGAAGACGATATGTCGTCCGACAGTGCAACTCTGGTTCCTACACAGCAGTCC